CCCTACAAGGAGACCGCGGCCCTGATCCACGAGGTGCTGCAGCACAACCCCAAGTGACGCGGCCACTTTCCAACCTGAACCTGGCCCTGACGCGGGCCAGCGGTAGCGGCGCGGCGTTCTCGCCGGACGACAACCCCAACCTGACCTTCTGGATCGACGCCCAGGACCGCACCGGCTGGACCATGTCCGGCAACGACGTGGTGCAGGCGCTGAACAAGGCCGGCAGCGGCGACCTAGACGGACCGATCGGCCAGCGCCCCACGATCGTGGCGGTGAACAGCCTGGACATGATGCAGTCCGGGGATGGGGGCGAGCTGGGCGAGTTCCTGTTCTACAAGGGCGAGGCCCTGAGCGCGGGCGGACGCGCGCAACTGTACAGCTACCTGGTATCCAAGTGGAGCCTGTGATGGAAACCCTGAAGACCAAAGACTGCCAGATCCTGAAGGTGAGCACCGAGCTAGGGCTGATCTTCGGCTGGGCAGCGATCTGCACGCAAGACGGCGCCGACTTCTGGGACAGCGATGGGGAGCACTACCCCGAGCAGTCCATGCTGGGAGACGCCACCGAGTTCGCGAAGGTGCGCGTGGCGTGCACGATGCACCAGCGGAACGCGGCCGGCAACCCCGTGCAGACGGGCGGCATCGTCCACATGTTCCCGATGACCGGCGAGATCGCCAAGTCCCTGGGTATCGAGACCCGGATCACCGGGCTGCTGATCGCGATGCAGCCAGATAATCCGGAGGATCTGGAAAAAGCCAAGAATGGGGAGTACACGGGATTCTCCATCGGCGGCGACATCATCGACGCGGAGTACGTGGAATGACCCGGTACGACAACAGCACCAGGCGGCGCCGGCTGAAGAAGCTGCGCCTGACCGAGATCAGCCTGGTGGATCAGCCTGCGCACGGCCCGGCAAGGGTTGCAATCACAAAGCGAAAGGCGGATACTCCGGGCGTGGAGGCCCCCACCCAGAAGCAGCTCGGCAGCCGCATGGCCGTGACGACCCCGGCCGACGGGCACGCGCACACCGTCATGCTGGTGCACGGCAACAGCGAAGGCATGCAGGAACTGCGCAGTGGCCAGACGTCGTTCGCCGACGGCCACGTGCACGACTGGGTGATGGACGACGCGGGCAACATCGTCATCACTGACGTGAACGGACATACCCATGGCATCGGCGTTCTGGTCACCAAGGCCGACGTGGACATGGGCGAGGATGAACTGGCCGAGGGCGTGCTGGCGGCGCTCGGCGCGGAGAACCCCGACGCCGGCACAACCGCCGAGGAATTCGGCACTTCATCTGAGGATCACACCATGACCCAGAAGAACGATCAGGCCGCCAACGACAAGACCCCGGCGGTCACCCAGGACCAGCTCGATGCTGCCCAGAAGCGTGCGGAGCGCGCGGAGCAGATCGTCAAGCTGACCCCTGACCAGCGTGCCCACTTCGATGGGCTTCCCGAGGGCGAGCAGGACGAGTTCCTGTCGGCTTCCGACAAGGACGCGATCGTCAAGAACGCGAACGACGCCAACAAGGTCGTGTACGTCGACCTGGACGGCAACGAGTTCCGCAAGTCCGACGACAAGCGCATGATCGACGCCGCGAAGCGGGCCGACAAGGCCGAGAAGCGGGCGGCGGCGCAGGAGCTGGCCGCGAAGCGCGCGACGTTCGAGAAGCGCGCCAACGAGGAGCTGTCGCACCTGCCCGGCGAGACGTCGGCCAAGGCGGCGCTGCTGGAGGCGGTCGAGGGGATCAAGGACGAGTCGCTGCGCGACGACGCCCTGGAGATCCTGAAGTCCAAGGATGCCGGCCTGTCGAAGGCGTTCACCGCGGTGGGCACCCAGGACAGCACGGACGGCGACGGCCGCGACCCCAACGAGGTCATCGAGGGCATCGCCAAGTCGATCCGCGAGAAGTCGCCGGATCTCTCCCCCGAGCAGGCGTACGTCGCTGCGCTCGACACCCCCGAGGGCCGCGAGGCTTTCGCCCAGACCAGGAGCTGATCAGTCATGGCACGAGCAGAAGCCATTCGCACCGTTTCGGTGACCGCGGGCGCCGCGGTCTCCCTCTACCGCTTCCTGCAGCTTCAGACTGACGGGAAGTTCGATCACGTCGGTGTCGCCCAGGCGCGCGCCGACGGCGTGGCCGCGGAGGCCACCGTCGATGGCGACGGCGACCAGATCGCCATGGCGCTGATGCAGGGCATCATGAAGGTGGAGGCCGGCGCAGCCGTCTCCGTCGGCGATGTCATCGCGTCGGACGCTTCTGGCCGCGGCATCACCGCCGTGGCATCGGCCGGCAACTTCAAGCTGGGCGTGGCCCTCACCGCGGCGAGCGCCGCGGGCGAGATCATCGAGGTTCTGCTGCACTCGCCGTCGGAGGACGGTGGCGCTAGCTGATCCAGTCCCCTGACCAACAGCAACAAGAGAAGAACAATGCAACTGACCCCCAACCAGGTGGAGCTGCTGCGGAAGGGTGGACCGGCCGCGGAGAGCGTCATCAAGTCCCTGATCGCGCCCGGGCGCGGCTCGGTCCACGTCGACCGGCCGCTGACCCAGATCGCGATCGCGTTGGCCCAGAACCCCGACATGTTCGTGGCCGATCGGGTCTTCCCGATCCTGCCCGTCTCCAAGCAGACGGACAGCTACTTCACGATCCCCCGGGGCGCGTGGAAGCGCGACGAGATGAAGAAGCGTGCCCCCGGCACGCTGTCGGCCGAGCGCACCCACGAGGTGAGCACCGACACCTACAAGTGCGACGTGTGGGCCCTGCACGAGATGCTGGACGACCAGACGCGCGCCAACTACGATGACCCGCTCCAGCCGGAGCGGGAGATCAGCATCGGCCTGTCCGAGGCCGGCATGATCCGGAAGGAACTGCAGTTCGTCACGGACTTCTTCAGCGCCGGCCTGTGGACCAGCGATCTGACGGGCGTCGACTCGGCATCGCCGGGCGCCGGCCAGGTGGGCCGCTGGGACCGCGCCGACTCGACTCCGATCGAGGACGTGCGGCTCGGCAAGCGGAACGTGCACCAGCGGACGGGCTACCGCCCGAACGTCATGGTGATGGGCCGCGAGGTCTACGACGCGCTCCTGGACCACCCGGACATCGTCGGTCGTCTCGACCGCGGTCAGACCCAGGGCCCGGCCATCGTGCTGCGGCAGAACCTGGCGGCCCTGTTCGAGCTGGACGAGGTGCTGGTCATGGACGCGGTCTACAACACGGCCGTGGAAGGCGCGACCGACTCGTACAGCTTCATCGGCGGCAAGTCCGCCCTGCTCGCCTACCGGGCTCCCCGCCCGGGTCTCTACCTCCCGTCGGCCGGGTACACGTTCTCGTGGTCCGGGCTGCTGGGCGCTGGCGCGCTGGGCATGCGGATGAAGAACATCCGCGACGAGAAGCGCGAGTCGAACATGCTGGAGATCCAGATGGCCTTCGACCAGAAGCTGGTCTCGGCGGATCTCGGCCAGTTCTTCGCCACGATCGTCAACTGATCGCCCGCCCCGGGCTTCGGCCCGGGGCCCTTCGTACTAGGACCGTCATAGGCCCAGCTAGCGCCGCGGACCGGATGAGAAGTTCCGGGGGCGGCGCTGGCGTCAAACACACTCGGAGCAACACATGGGCGCGCACGCGCGAGACATCATGCCGGCGGGACACGCGGAAGCGGTCACCCCTGGCGATACGAGCGGCAGCAACTTCACGCGCGAGGCCGAGGGCCTGTACGTCGGCGGAGCCGGCGACGTTGCCCTGGTGCTCCCGAGTGGCACCGCTATCACCTTCGTGGGCGTCCCGGCGGGCACAGTCCTGCCCGTGCGGTGCATCCGCGTGAACTCCACCAACACGACGGCCACCAGCATGGTGGCCCTGGCCACCCGATCAAGAGAATGAGCCGACTTCGCCACTGGAAGCAGCGGTGGGACCCGAACGCCCCGCTGAAGTTCATGAAGCGCCTGCGCATGGGCGACGACCCGAAGAAGCCGTACGTCAATCCCGGCGAGCTGGTGACGGACGAGCAGCGCCAGAAGCTGGGCGTGAACCGCCTGCGCCGCTGGTGGGACTCGGGCGTGCTGGAGCGCGCCGACTTCGACCCGACCGTGCGCGGTGGCGTCAGCGAGGACGCGCCCAAGAGCACGCCGAGCGTGCCGCGGAAGACTGTGGCCGTGCACATCGAGAAGGGCGAGGGCCGCGGCAACTACCTGGTGAACGTCGGCGACGACGAGCCCATCAAGGTGCGCGGCAAGAAGAAGGCCGAGAACCTGGCCAACGAGCTGCGCCTGGGTCGTGTAAACGGTCCCAAGCTGCAGCAGGAGCTGGAGCCCGACCTGTCGGACGACTGACCGCCGTGCATGGCCGCGCCCAACATCAGAGTGGTGATCGAGGCCCTGAACGGGGCCGCTACCCAGATCATCCGGGCGCTGGTCCTGGACATCGTGGCGAACCTGACGCGGGCACCGTCCGAGGGCGGAACCCCGGTGGATACCGGCTGGGCCCGCGCCAACTGGATTCCGGTGCTGGGCCGGCCCAGCCGGCGAGCGGCGGCGCGACCAGGGGACGACGAGCAGACGCGCGGCGCAGCGGCGGCACTCGGTGCACAGCAGCAGTCGGCCGTAGCGGCGATCGCCACCGGCTACCGGCTGTCGCAGGGGCGCATCACAATCGCGAACAACGTGCCGTACATCGTCCCGCTGAACGAGGGCAGCAGCCGGCAAGCCCCGGCGGGTTTCGTGCAGCAGAACATCATCAAGGCCGTGCGCACCGATCTGCCGGCCAAGTTTGCAAGGGGGTTCTGAAATGGTAGCCCTGAACGATGCGCGTGGCATCATCTACGGCGCCTTCGTCGCCGGGATCGGCGCGACCCCTTTCACTCTCGACAACGAGGACTACGACCCGCCGGCAGGCGCCGGCTGGTATCGGTGCGTGGTCCGACACACCAACCGCGAGCAAGAGTCCCTGGGCGCGGTCGGCAGCCGCAAGTTCGAGTCCGGGGGCTCGGTGATCATCCAGTGCTTCGCACCCCTGGATTCTGGGGCGGCGACGGCAGATACTCTCGCCGAGACGGCCCGCGGGATCTTCGAGGGCAAGACGATCTCGCTGGTGAGGTTCACCAGCGCAGACGTCCGCGAAATCG